GTGGTGGCAAGTCTGGGAAAAGGACCGACCCCCGCCGTGCGAGTTTATTATCCAATCTTGGGATACAGCGTTTTTAAAAACCCAGCGGTCTGACTTTTCCGCTTGCACAACGTGGGGCGTGTTCTACATGCCTGACGACGAGGGCCTATCAAAGCCCAACATCATCCTACTGGATGCATATAAAGAGCGTTTGGAGTTTCCTGATCTGAAACGCAAAGCCTACGAGCTTTGGGCAGACATGCAACCCGATGCTTTTATAGTGGAGGCTAAAGCGGCAGGGATGCCTCTAATTTTTGAGCTTCGAGCGATGGGCATTCCGGTAGCGGAATACACGCCGTCTCGAGGAAATGATAAGATAGCGCGAGTCAATGCTGTAGCTGACTTGTTCGCATCTGGCGTTGTTTGGGCGCCACAAACAAGGTTTGCGGAAGAAGTGGTCGAAGAGTTCGCCGCGTTCCCTGCTGGGGAGCACGATGACTTGGTTGACTCCTCTACGCAGGCCCTTCTGCGGTTTAGGCAAGGCGGATTTGTGCCCCTCTACACCGACGAAGAGGACGGACCTACCGATTACGGCAGGAGAGCCGACTACTACTAAGGGGCGACAGATGAAGATGAAGAGTAAGGGCTACGCCAAGGGCGGAAAGATGAAGACCAAGTGCTATACCAAGGGCGGTAAAACCATGAAGCCCAAGGGAATGGCCGCAGGCGGTATGACTCGTGGTTGCGGTGCGGCAACCAAGGGCACCAAACACTCCAACAAAATGGGCTAATCATGGCCATAGATAAACTTGGCACACCATTCGACCCAAATGAGGTCGAAGACGAAGCGATTGAGATAGTCATAGAAGACCCTGAGTCCGTCGGCATCTTTGATGAAGAGGGTGGCATGGTTATTGACTTTGACCCAGAAGCCGGAGAGCTAATGGGTATGTCTCACGATGCTAACCTTGCCGAGTTTATGGGCGAGGCTGAACTCGACATGCTGTCGCATGAGCTGATTGCACAGTTCGAGTCGGACCGTCAGAGCCGCGCAGACTGGGAGGACTCTTACGTCCGAGGTCTTGATCTGCTCGGCCTTAAGTTTGAGGACAGATCCACGCCTTGGGAGGGCGCTTGTGGTGTATTTCACCCAATGCTTTCCGAGGCGGTTGTTCGCTTTCAGGCGCAAACTATTCAGGAGATCTATCCTGCTAGTGGCCCCGTAAAGACGACAATCGTTGGCAAAATTGACGACGAAAAGACCAAGCAGGCTAATCGGGTACAGAACTACCTAAACTACCTGATTACCCAGCGCATGACAGAGTACAGGACCGAAACAGAAAAATTGCTGTTCTCGCTCCCCATTGCAGGCTCTGCATTCCGTAAAGTGTACTATGATCCCAGCTTGGGACGCCCCTGCGCCATGTTTGTACCGGCGGAGGATTTTGTGGTGAGCTACGGCGCGTCAGACTTGTCGACCTGCCAGCGGGCCACTCACATCATGAAGCGGTCGCAGAACGACATCCGGAAGCTACAGGTTGCCGGCTTCTACATGAATGTCGATCTTCCCCCGCCGTCACCCGACATCTCGGAGATACAGCAGAAGTACAACCGGCTGACGGGCGACTCAGAGAACTATGAATTCGATAACCGGCACACCCTGCTCGAGATGCATGTTGATCTCGACCTGCCGGGTTTTGAAGACACAGATCGTGGCGAGCCCACGGGGATAGCGCTTCCTTACGTTGTTACGATTGACAAGTCGTCCAGAACGATACTGTCAGTCCGTCGCAACTGGTATGAAGACGACCCCAAGAAGCTACGCCGCGAGCACTACGTGCACTACCAGTATTTGCCCGGATTAGGATTTTATGGCTTCGGGCTAGTGCACATGATCGGCGGCTTGTCGAAGTCAGCGACCTCGCTACTCCGACAGCTCGTTGATGCTGGAACGCTTGCCAACCTACCGGGAGGTCTTAAATCACGCGGACTGCGCATAAAGGGAGACGATACCCCTATTATGCCGGGGGAATTCCGCGATGTAGACGTTCCGGGTGGTGCAATCCGCGACAACATAACCTTTATGCCCTACAAGGAACCAAGCAATGTGCTGTATCAACTGCTTGGCGATATCGTGCAAGAGGGGCGACGGTTTGCGTCAGCGGCAGATGTAAAAGCGTCCGATATTAACGGCGAAGCACCGGTTGGCACCACGCTTGCGATCCTTGAGCGCGAGATGAAGGTATTGAGCGCGGTACAAAGCCGCGTTCATGCGTCAGTCTCTAAAGAGCTTAAGATCCTTTCTGAGCTAGTCAAAGACTATGGCCCAGATGTATATCCTTACGATGGCGATAACAAGCCATTGGTAAAGGAAGACTTCGACGACAGAATCGACATTATTCCAGTCAGCGACCCTAATGCAGGGACGATGGCGCAACGAATCATGCAGTATCAGGCGGCATTGCAACTGGCGCAACAAGCGCCTCAGATGTATGACATGCCCCTGCTTCACCGTCAGATGCTAGATGTGCTGGGCATCCAAGACGCAGACAAGATTGTCCCTACAGAGAGGGACATGAAGCCGACAGACCCCGTGACCGAGAACATGAACATCATCAACGGCGAGCCCGTGAAGGCGTTTATTTATCAGGATCACGCGGCGCATATAGAAGTTCACATGTCGGCAATGAAAAACCCAGAGCTACTAGAGCTTGTCTCCAAGTCACCAAATGCCAAGGCAATGCAGGCGGCAATGGCCGCTCACGTCGCAGAGCATGTTGCGTTTGAGTACAGGGCGAAGATCGAGAAAGAGCTTGGGGTAGAGTTGCCGCCACCGGGAGAGCCGTTGCCAGAAGATATTGAGCTACGCATATCCCGGCTCGTAGCACCTGCCGCCGCACAGGTAACCGGCAAAGCACAGATGATGCAACAGGCCGAGAAGAACGCGGAGCAACAAAAAGACCCGATTATTCAGATGCAACAGCGTGAGCTGGCAATCAAAGAACAATCGGCGATGGCTAAAGCGCAGGCCGAAATGGCCAAGATTCAAGCAGATCTTGAAAAGTCCCGTGGAAAAACCATGGTTGACCTCCAGAGAATGGAGCAACAAGAGCGAATCGAGAGCGCAAGACTGGCGTCCAAGATGGCGACCCAAGAGCAGAAAGACCAGTCCCAGCAAGAGATTGAAGGATTTAAAGCCGGATTCAACCTTGTGAGGGACTTGTTAGATGAGTAAGCATGCTACAAATAACTTGTTAAAGACATTACAAGTAGAGTATCGTAACCACATGAACGAAATAACTGACCACATGGCGTGTGGCGGTTGTAAAGACATGAGTGAATACATGCGATGCGTAGGTATTGTTGAAGGATTGGCCTACGCAGAGCGCTCGTTGCTAGACCTCAATGAGAGGCTAGACCGAGACTAATCCGCTACACAGGGTAGCGCATGGCGACACCGGACGCCTTTATCTGGTGCAGGAATAGGAACTATGACAACAGAGCAGAAGACTGCGAGTCAATTACCTGATCCCAAGGGATACAAACTTCTTATAGCACTGCCGGAACCCGACGAAAAGACGGAGGGCGGCATTATCAAGGCAAAGCAGACGATGGATGTCGAGGAAATCGGCTCTATTTGCGGTTTTGTTTTGAAGATGGGTGCTGACGCCTATCAGGATGAGAGCCGTTTTCCTAACGGTCCTTATTGCAAGGAAGGCGACTGGATCATGATGCGCTCCTACAGCGGAACGCGATTCAAGATTCACGGCAAGGAGTTCCGCCTTATCAATGACGATAGTGTCGAGGCGGTGGTTGAAGACCCTAGGGGGATTGAAAAGGTATGAGCGAAGAGCAAATCGAACAGCACTCTGCTGAAGAAAAATTCTTCGGTGTTAAGACAACCTTCGGCAAAGAAAAGCAAGAGGTTTCTGACATCGACATCGAAGTTATTGATGATCGACCTGAAGAAGACCGGCGACCTCCCAAAAAAGAGGAAGTCAAGGCTGAAGAGCAAGACAGCGACGATGACGAGCTGGAAGGCTACAGCGAAAAGGTCAAGAAGCGAATCAATAAACTCCGCTATCAACAACATGAAGAGCGGCGCAAGCGCGAAGAAGCAGAGCGTATGCGCGAAGAAGCGGTTCGTGTTGCACAGCAATATGCTGACCAGAGCAAGCAGTATCAGCAGATCATTTCTCAGGGGGAGCAAACCCTTGTTGAGCAGATCCGCGCTCGGGCAGAACTAACGCTACAGCAAGCGAAAGACCGCTACCGCGTCGCCTACGAAGAAGGCAACACGGACAAAGTGCTGGAAGCGCAAGAAGCACTAATGAACGCCCAAGCTGAGATGAAGTCGGCTGATTTTCAGTTGAATCAGCTCAAGAACAGGCCAAAACAGCCGGAACAGCCGGCTCAACAACCGGTTCAACAGCAACCTCAGCGTCAGGCGCCGCCAGAGCCTAGTCCCAAAGCAGTTAAATGGGCAGAGGAAAACCCTTGGTTCGGCAAAGAAAAAGACATGACCGCTCTCGCCTATGGCGTACACGAGCGTCTTGTCAGGGATGAGGGTGTGGACCCGAATTCCGATGAATACTACGAAACGATTGATCGAACTATTCGGTCTAAGTTTCCAGAATACTTCGGAGAGGACGATAGTGGCTCAGACAACACGTCTTCCTCGACCTCCCGAAGCCCCTCCGTGGTGGTGGCCCCCTCTGAGAGGAACAATGGAGCCAAACCACGCAAATTGAGGTTGAGCCGCACCCAAATCGCTCTCGCAAAGCGGTTAGGGCTTACCCCAGAACAGTATGCCAACCAGCTCATTAAGGAGTCTTAACATGGCAGAACAGCGCACACCCCGGTCTTCCGAGGCCAGAGAAGCAGATCAACGTCCCACTGATTCGTGGAAGCCAGCATCCGTACTACCAACGCCAGATCCGCAAGACGGCTGGGTATTTCGTTGGGTACGCACCAGCACCCTAGGGCAATCTGATAACACTAACGTGTCTCAGAAGTTCCGAGAAGGGTGGATTCCCGTGCGGGCTGAGGACCATCCAGAAATGCAAGTAATGTCCGATATCGGCTCTCGTTTTGAGGGCAACATCGAGGTCGGCGGATTGCTTTTATGCAAGGCGCCAGAGGCTGAGATGGAGAAGCGAAGGGCTTATTTCGACCAGATGGCCAGCAATCAGATGGAGTCCGTGGATAACAGCTTCTTGAGAGAGAACGACCCACGAATGCCAGTTCTTCAACCAGAACGAAGCAGTCGTACAACCTTTGGTCGAAGCTGATCCCCATGAAGGGAGACGCTTCGTTATTTATCATCAAGGAGATGACAAATGGCTACTTCAGCTACTCCCACAGGTGCTGAACCTGTAGGCACTCTAAGTGCCTCTGGCTCATTCACCGGAAAGGTGCGTCATATCAAGATTGCGTCAGCGTATGACACTGCAATCTTTTATGGCGACTTTGTTAAGCTGGTTGCCGCCGGAACGGTAGAGAAGGCCGCAGTTACGACTGCCGCTGTTGCCGGAACCGTCGGTGTCTTTGTAGGATGTTCTTACACTGACCCAACCACTAAGCAACCCACATTCAGCCAATACTGGCCAGCAGACACAGCGGCATCTGATGCTGTTGCGTATGTTGCCGATGATCCCAAGCTGGTTTTCCAGATGCAGGGTGACGGCTCTATTGCTCAGACTGGTCTGGGTAATAACGTGCAGGCTATCAGCACGGCTGGATCGACCGACATCGGTCGAAGCAAGAACGCGTTGGACGCTAGCTCTATTGCTACCACCAACACCTTCCCACTCCGAATCGTTGACTTTGTTGACGGGCCTAACAGCGCTGTAGGTGA